GTAAGAGTTATGACTCATTTTCTCAATTTCCATACTGATTGGCATAGGTTTAAACCTAAGCCTTCAGATGTTAAACAGTCAGTACTTAAATACCTCAAGAAACACCCCTCACGCCCGACCGGCAAATATCTTGAAGTATACAAACAAGCCCTATCCATAGTAGCCAAGAAATACAGGCTGCCGGTAAAGGTCAAACCATACCATATTAAAGATGTAATCAGACGTTACCCGCACCCGGATAGATCACCCGGACTTCCCTATACCAAGCAAGGTTACCGCAGGAAAGATGAAGTTCCTATTGAAAAAGTACTATCCTCAGTTCATCGGATGAAGTATTCCCGCGACAGGATTAGAGCGCGCTGCAATGCAGTGGCCAAGACTCTCGTTTCGCCTCCCGATCGAGATAAATTTCGTTTAATATGGGTATATCCAATGGACGTCACCATGGCAGAGTGCATGTTTGCATTCCCCCTAGTTAAAGCATATCAGGCTGCTAAAGGCTCATATGCTATATGGTGTCAATATGGAAAAGGAGATCTTGCTCATCTCAGGACTAAACTACCTGATGATGTTGACGACGAATATTGGTGGCTCGGCATTGATTTCAAAGATTTTGATATCAATCTCACTCCATGGCTTATGCGTGATGCATTTGGCATAGTTTACGAGAACATCAATTTCAAAGAGTATGATGGATGGGGTAAACCTACACATCCTGATACACTCGAACGGTTATTTTGGAAGCAGGTACGCTTTTGCATCGACACTCCTGTGCAGTGTCCAGATGGTGAGACCGTAGTTAAACACGGTGGAATGCCGTCGGGTTCTGGGTATACGAACCTTGTTGATAGCATTTGTAGCGCAATCATGAAAGTTTTCGCCTTTCTATTGTGTACGGTTAAATATCTCTCCAAAGCTGATTGGGAAATGGGGGATGACAACCTCACCGCTGTTAAACGCAAAACTGTGGATTTGGAGAAGCTCTCAAAGTGCTTACTGGAGAATTTCGGGGCGGAAATGCATCCGGATAAATGCGAGTTCGGTAAGAAAGCTTCCTTTCTCGGATATGGCATGCAGGATGGGATGAACTGGCGTGTGCCCGTTGCGAAGTACGAGAAACTCGTTGCGCAATTGCTACTCCCTTCTGTTCCGGATCGTTCCGTGAAAGATATGATCGTCAGAGCTAATGCGTTAGTACTCTCCTCTTTCGTGAGAGGGTGCCCAGAGTTTACGCAAGATGTCATTTCTTTCTACTCATGGCTAAATGTACACCCTGATCTGGTGAAAGCCATATATTCACGTAGTGATATCTATACTAGGATGGAATATCTCGGTATAGACCCTGGCAGCTCATGGAGTCGGATTTTGACTGCATGTGGCGGTTGCTAAATTCACTATGTGATACGTGCAGG